AGTTAAAAACCAATCATCAGCAATGGCATTTACCTACTGGGATAAAGAGAAACGTATGACACTAAAACAGATGATACAACAAGTCACTATCAATGAGCAAGAGAATGAACTAACACACTACGTATTTACAACGCCAATGAGCATGCCGACATTCGGGAAACCGATGTTAGGCTATGTTCCATTAAACGAAGTAGCTACTAGTAAGTTCTTTTCAAATGTGAATGATTTCGACCGAGACAACCAATTAGCAATGGCACATTTTCAAGATACTACGATCACACGAGCTTATAATCTGACGAATTCCATCAAACCCGGAGATACCAGTCTACCAGACGCGGAAGTTGCAGCATTAAAATGGTTTTGGAAGTTTTTCACAAGCATTAATCTAGTACGTCAGCCACCTATGGATAATGTACTTTATTGGGCGTGTCAATTTCTATCTTCAGGAACGAGTTTTCTACCACTTGAAAAAGACGTTGAGATAGTGTTTTCAGGTTTTCAAGGATCACATACATGTATGTTCGCAAGCTTACGACAGATGAATCTATCGCCAATACTTTGCCCGTATTATGAACATATGACTAATTTTAAAACGACAGCAGAGATTCGGGAATATGTCGACGCAAACGAGGAGCTAAAATCATTGATTACCTACTTATGTTTGTGTACTATTGTTGGCTTATGCGATACTTTCGTTGAGACTCGGAATATGGAGACAGGAGAATATGTTTGGAAAGTATCAAATGTAGTTTCAGATAATCATACACCAGCACAAAACATTGGAAAATTCTGTTATACTACGCAAAATGCAAAATATATGATTCAATTAGTTCACGTCCTGCTATTTCCTTTGACAGATAATAAGTATGCAGATTTACCAAATTATGTTGCAGTGATAACACAAGGCGCTATTAATCAGTCGTTACCACGTAATGTAGTCAATAATAATGAGGGATCGAATAGTGATACGACAACAGATACGGCACCAAGTACATCAGGTATAGTTAGTGGTAGCGCTGACACAGTTGCATCACTCTATCCAGATGAATTTAAATACGTACAGTCTTAGTTTTAATCTTGTTTGAAAGTGATGTTGTGATCCTGTAGTGGTTTCACTTTATTTGTCGCTGATCGCTGTCTGGGCGTCACGCAAATTGGTTTTAGTAATAGT